GGGTAAACACTCACTCCTGTCCCCCTCTTCAAGTCATCGCTGGTTAAACTGCCCTCCGTCGTTACGACTTAGCCAGCAATATGAAGACACAACAAGTGATTATGCTTTAGAAGGTACTGACGCCCACAGCCTTTGCGAATACAAACTTAAGTCTGCCCTTGGTATTAAAGCAAAAGACCCTACAGCTAATCTTACTTACTATGACGAGGAAATGGAGGAATGTGCAACCGGTTATGCTACATATGTTTTAGAGCTTTTGGAAAATGTGAAAAAGAAATGCTCTGACCCCTTAATCCTTATTGAGCAAAGGATTGATTATTCTAAATATGCCGAAGGCGGCATTGGTACTGTCGATTGTGTTATTGTTTCTGATGATACTTTACACATAATTGACTACAAACATGGCCAAGGATTATTTGTAGAATCTTATGAAAACTCTCAATTAAAAATTTATGCCTTAGGCGCACTTGAACTATTCGATGGCATCTATGATGTCAATACAATCTCCATGATTGTGTATCAGCCAAGAAGGGAAAACATCAGTACCTTCACTCTTTCAAAAGAAGAATTGTATAAATGGGCTAATGATGTATTAAAACCTACAGCTAAGCTTGCCTATAACGGAGAAGGAAAATATAAATGCGGTGACTGGTGTGTGTTCTGTAAGGTTAAGAATGAATGTAGAGCCAGGGCTGAATACAACATGGAACTTGCAAAATATGAATTCAAACTGCCGCCTTTGTTAGAAGATGAAGATGTAGAAGAAATATTAAGTAAATTGGATGATTTAATATCCTGGGCGTCAGACATCAAGGGATATGCATTACATGCCGCTCTTAGTGGTAAGCAGTGGCGAGGCTTTAAATTAGTCGAAGGTAGAAGCAATCGAAAGTATATTGATGAAGATGCAGTTGCCAAAATAGTTAAGTCTTCAGGTTATGACCCCTATGAACACAGAGTTAAAGGTATTACTGCTATGGAAAAAACTCTTGGAAAATCAAAGTTTTCAGAACTTCTTTCCGAATTGGTAGAAAAACCAATTGGCAAACCTACTCTTGTGCCGGAGAGTGATAAACGTCCGGTAATGAATACAGCAATAAATGATTTTAAGGAGGAAAAATTATGTCTATAAAAGCAAATCAAAACCCAACTAAAGTAATAACAGGTCCAAATACCCGCTGGTCTTATGCAAATGTATGGGAAGCAAGATCAATCAATGGTGGTACACCAAAGTTTTCAGTATCATTAATTATTCCAAAATCAGATACAAAAACAGTGAACAAGATAAAGGCAGCAATCGAAGCTGCTTACAATGGAGGTCAGTCAAAACTGAAAGGAAATGCCAAAACTGTACCTCCCCTATCAACTATTAAACAGCCACTTAGAGACGGTGACCTTGAGCGCCCCGATGATGAAGCTTATGCTAATTCGTATTTTGTTAACGCTAATTCAGCAACGGCACCAGGCATTGTAGATGCAAACCTCGACCCTATTCTTGAACGCTCTGAAGTTTACAGTGGAGTTTACGGCAGAGCAAGCATCAACTTCTACGCCTTTAACAGTAACGGAAATCGCGGAATCGCCTGCGGATTAAATAATCTGCAGAAGATACGTGATGGTGAGTCCCTTGGAGGTAAATCAAGAGCTGAAGACGACTTCTCTACCGACGAAGATGATGATTTCCTTTCATAAAGCAGTTCAGGGCGGCAAGGTTTCTCTTGCTGCTCTACTTTTTACAGGAAAGGAGAACTAAATGAAAACAATTAGTATAGATTTGGAAACCTTCTCCTCTGTCAATCTTTCTAAAGCAGGAGTTTATCGCTACGCTGAATCTACTGACTTCGAAATATTATTATTTGCTTATTCTGTTGATGGCGGTGAAGTTAAAATTGTTGATTTAGCTCTTGGTGAAATAATTCCGAAGGAAATCTTAGAAGCTCTTACTGACCCTGATATAATCAAGTGGGCTTATAATGCTAATTTCGAACGAGTGTCTTTATCAAGATTGATAGGTCTTCCAACAGGAAAATATTTAAACCCTTCCTCTTGGAGATGCACTATGATTTGGTCAGCTTATCTGGGACTTCCCCTATCCCTTGAAGGTGTAGGTGCGATATTAGGACTGGAAAAACAAAAGCTTAAGAAAGGAAAAGATTTAATCAAGTACTTCTGTACTCCATGTAAACCGACTGCATCCAATGGTAATAGAATTAGAAATCTTCCAATACATGATTTAAGTAAATGGTCAGCTTTTAAAAAGTACAACAAAAGAGATGTTGAAACTGAAATGGCTATTCAAAATAAACTTTCAAAGTTTCCTGTTCCTAAATTTGTATGGGATGAATACCATTTAGACCAGGAAATTAATGATTTAGGTATCGCCTTAGATTTAAAGCTTATAAACAATGCTATAGAAATTGATGACTACTCCCGTTCTAAATTAATAAATGAAATGAGAGATTTAACTAATCTTGAAAATCCAAACTCTGTGCAGCAATTAAAAGACTGGTTAGCAGATAAGGGTCTCGAAACTGAAACTTTAGGAAAAAAGGTTGTATCAGAACTTATAAAAACATCATCCGATGATTTATCTGAAGTATTAACTCTTAGACAACAAGTAGCAAAGTCATCAATAAAGAAATACCAAGCTATGAAAAATGCCGTCTGCTCTGATAGTCGTGCTCGAGGAATGTTTCAATTCTATGGAGCTAATCGCACAGGTCGGTTTGCCGGGCGTATTCTACAGCCACAGAATCTGCCAAGGAATAATATGCCTGACCTCTCTCAAGCAAGAGAATTAGTCCGTACAAATAATTTAGAGGCTTTGGAAATGCTCTATGATTCCGTGCCGGAGGTGCTATCAGAGCTTATTCGCACATCATTTATCCCCAAGGACGGCTACAAATTCATAGTTGCAGACTTTTCATCTATTGAGAGAGTTGTTTTAGCCTGGCTTGCCGGTGAAAGATGGGTACTGGACGCATATAGTCGTAAGAAAGATTTATACATTGCTACTGCAAGCCAAATGTTTAATGTGCCTATTGAGAATATCAATAAGAAGGACCCCTTAAGGCAAAAAGGTAAAGTTGCAGATTTAGCCTGCGGCTACGGCGGCTCTGTCGGTGCTTTAATAGCCATGGGTGCTCTTGACATGGGCTTGACTGAAGAAGAACTTAGACCTTTAGTTAATGCCTGGCGAACAGCCAATCCTAATATCGTAAGTTTTTGGTGGGATGTTGACAGAGCTACAATAAAAGCTGTCAGAGAAAGAACTACAACCAAAACCCACGGTATTGTATTTTCTTATCAAAGCGGGATGCTTTTTATAAAACTTCCTAGCGGGCGGCATCTATCTTATGTAAAGCCACGTATCGAGATAAACCAATTTGGCTCTGATTGTATTACTTATGAAGGAATAAATGGCGCTAAGAAATGGGATAGAATACAGTCTTACGGTCCTAAATTTGTTGAAAATATTGTGCAAGCTATCAGCCGGGATATACTCTGCTATGCTATGGAAAATCTAAGACATTATAGAATCGTCATGCACATTCACGATGAAATCATCATTGAAGCCAAAAAGAACGTAAGTGTAGATGGAATATGTGAAATATTAGGTCAAAATCCCCCATGGGCTAAAGGCTTAAAACTACGGGCTGAAGGTTTTGAAAGTTATTTTTATAAAAAAGATTAAAAACTACTACGGAATTTGGCAGGTGCTGTCCTTTAGATAATAAGGGCACTACCTGCCTATTAATTTTGGAGGTGTTTAATATGTTTTATGTAAAGGAAAAAATGAGTCCTTCTGTTGATGTTACTGTAGAACTCCATGATGACAATGTGTTCTGTATTTGTCCTGACTGTGGTCGTGAAGTTGAAATTGACATAGCAGAACTATTCAGCGACGGAGAAAGCGACCTTTATGATACATCTGTTTACTGTGCAGATTGCAGTAAAGCAAAACTTAAAGATGCGAGATCAAAGGTATGAAAATCAGCAAATATAATCCGGAAGGCTACCACGACCCAACTCCCTATAAAGCCTTAACAAACATTATGAAAGAAGAGAAAAAAGAATATCTCCCCCTTATTTATATCGCTTCTCCCTTCTCCGGAGATACAGAAAGAAATACTATAAGAGCTCAAAGATATTGTAGATTTGCAGTAAGCAAAGGCTATATCCCCATAGCCCCTCATTTGCATTACCCACAATTTTTAGATGATGAAGATGCGGATGAAAGAGAGCTTGGTCTTCGCTTTGCTCTTATTCTGCTTGGTAAATGTGAAGAGTTGTGGGTGTTTGATAAGGTTTCTGAAGGGATGTCTCGAGAAATAGCAAAAGCAAAAAAACGCGGTATGCCTATTAGATACTTTGACTCCAGATGTGAGGAGGTTATCACATGATTAGTTTTGCTTTATATGCTGCAAATTGTACCGGAAATCTTTTAAATTGTATCTACCCTAAAAAAATTACAGTTACGGACAAAGAATCTATGCTTGAGGCAGTTAAGTTTGACCACGTCACAGCTAAGTATAAAGGCAACTACCGTAATACTGATAATTTCATTCAAGCGGATTGTGTGGTCCTTGATTGTGACAATGATCACTCAGATGTTTCAACAGACTGGGTCACGGCTGCAGATGTAGCCGCTGCCTTTCACGATGTTCCCTTTATGGCTGCTTACAGCAGGAATCACATGAAGCAAAAATGTGATAAATCGCCGCGTCCAAGATTTCATGTCTATTTTATGATTGAAGCTATAACCGATGCATCAGAATATGCAGCTTTAAAACGAAGAATATCATCTGCTTTCCCCTATTTTGACAACAATGCCCTTGATAGTGCCAGATTTATATTTGGCACTGATAATGCAGATGTGGAGTTTCATGATGGCAATAAAAGCATTGAAGAATTTTTAAGTACTTCTGATTTTGAAAGTTGGGATAACAGACAGGAAGAAGTGCCGGAAGGAAAAAGGAACAGTACCCTATCGCATTATGCAGGAAAAGTTATTAAACGCTTAGGAAACACAGATGAAGCCTATGCCCTTTTTCTAAAAAAGGCTGAAAGGTGCAATCCTCCATTAGAAGAAAATGAATTAAACCTTATATGGAACAGTGCTGTTAAATTCGGAAAGAAAATATCAACACAAGAAGGCTATATTCCACCGGAGGAATATGGTGCAGAACTTAAATTAAAGCCTGAAGATTTTTCTGATGTAGGGCAAGCAATAGTTCTTTCAAGTGAATATAAAGTAGTGCTAAGGTACTCCCCTGCTACAGATTACATTGTATATAACGGCAGCTTTTGGGAGGAATCAAAACCAAAAGCACAAGGGATAGCGCAGGAGCTAACAACTAATCAACTTGAAGAAGCTGAACTTGAGATAGAACATGCTTTAGATGAAATGACCAGTAATGGTACTTTAGATATCGTTATGGAAAATGGTGCTAAAAAGGCAGTAGGTCATTTCAATGATGAGCAGGAAAAATCATTTAAAAGATATGAGAATGCAATGAAATATAAGAAATATGTGATAGGCAGAAGAGATTCCAAAAAGATATCTTCATCCTTAAAAGAAGCACAACCTATGCTTGAAATTGAACCTATGGACCTTGATGCCAATGGATTTTTATTAAACACACCAACAGCCACCTTCGATTTAAAAAAAGGGCTAAGTCATAGTACAAAACCGAATTCTTCTCATTTAATAACAAAACAAACATCGGTAAGTCCAAGTAATGAGGGAATGGATAAATGGATAGATGCAGTTAATGTGTTTTTCTGTAAAGATAAAGACTTGATCGAATATGTGCAAAGAATTGTAGGGCTTGCTGCAATAGGTAAGGTTTATGTTGAAGCTTTAATAATTGCTTATGGTGAAGGGCGTAATGGTAAATCAACATTTTGGAATGCCATATCAAGAGTTTTAGGTTCATACAGCGGCAATATATCTGCAGACATCCTTACTGTTGGTTGCAGGAGAAATGTAAAACCTGAACTTGCTGAAGCTAAAGGAAAAAGACTCCTTATTGCTTCAGAGTTAGAAGAAGGTATGAGACTTAATACTTCAAATATTAAGCAGCTCTGCTCCACTGATGAAATATACGCAGAGAAAAAATATAAGGCGCCCTTTAGCTATGTACCTACTCATACCTTAGTTTTATACACTAATCACCTGCCAAAGGTTGGTGCAATTGATGAAGGAACTTGGAGAAGGCTTATCGTAATCCCCTTTGAAGCAAAAATCGAAGGAAGTAAAGATATTAAAAATTATACAGATTACCTCGTTAAAAATGCAGGCGGTGCAATACTTACATGGATAATCGAAGGAGCAGAAAAAGTAATTAATGAAAATTACAATTTAAAATCTCCTAAAAAAGTCAAAGACGCCATCAAAAATTATAGAGAAAATAACAACTGGCTCTCGCATTTTCTTTCAGAATGCTGTGAAACAGATAAAAGCTATACAGCCAAATCAGGTGAAATTTACGATGAATACCGTGCATTTTGCTTAAGAGTTGGAGAGTTTACAAGAAGCACGACTGATTTTTATACAGCATTGGAGTCTCATGAGTTTGAAAGAAAGAAAACATCAAAAGGCATCATTGTTAAAGGATTACGATTAAAATCCGACTTTCTATAATCAAAGAAACGTTGAAATTTACACATAGTGCAGGTCTATGAAGGTCATATATAAAACTTTTACATATAAAAAAATTATATAAAAAATAAATATATATATAGTTATATACATGACATGCACAGACCTGCACTTTTTTAAGAGAATGTTGAAAAATGGAGGTTTTTTACGATGATGGAAAAATCAATAGAGCAAAAACTTGTAGCAAAAGTTAAAAAATTAGGTGGCATTTGTCCGAAGTTTATCTCCCCCGGCTATGATGGCATGCCTGACCGCCTTGTATTACTGCCAAAAGGAAAAATAGGATTTGTGGAGGTTAAAAAAAAAGGAATGAAACCCCGTCCCCTTCAATTAGCAAGACATAAACTTCTTAAAGGGCTTGGATTTAAAGTATTTGTTTTAGATGATGAAAAAGATATAGATGAAATAGTTGAAAATATATTGGGAGGTGATGCCAGATGAAGTTCATACCCCACGATTATCAGCGATATGCAAGTGCATATATAGAAAAGCACTCAATATCAGCAATATTCTTGGATATGGGCTTAGGTTAGGAAAAACTGTCTTGACCTTAACAGCCTTAAACAATCTCTTGTTTGATAGTTTTGAAATACACAAAATCTTAATAATTGCACCCTTAAGAGTTGCCAGAGATACATGGCCTTCAGAAATTGAAAAATGGGATCATTTAAAAGATTTAAAATATTCTGTTGCTCTTGGAAGTGAAAAGGAAAGAAAAGCTGCATTTATGATAAAAGCTGATATTTATATTATAAACCGTGAAAATGTTAAATGGCTTGTGGAAGACAGCTCTCTCCCCTTCGACTTTGACACATTAATCATAGACGAGCTTTCATCATTTAAAAATCATCAGGCTAAACGCTTCCGTTCTTTGATGAAAGTCCGACCAAAGATTAAAAGAATTGTTGGTTTAACCGGAACACCTGCAAGCAACGGTTTAATTGACCTATGGGCTGAATTTAGACTTTTAGATATGGGGCAAAGGATTGGAAGATTTATTGGTAAATACAGAGACGACTACTTTGTACCCGATAAAAGAAACCAGCAAGTTATTTTTTCATACAAGCCTAAGCCAGGAGCTGAAGAAGAAATCTATAAAAAGATTTCAGATATAACCATCAGTATGAAAGGTTCTGATTATATTAAACTTCCTGAACTCGTAATAAATGAAGTACAAGTTAATCTGTCTGAAAAAGAAATGAAAATTATTGATGATATGAAAAAAGAATTAGTAACTAAAATAAAAGATGATGAAATTACTGCATCCAATGCTGCTGCTTTATCAACTAAACTTTTACAAATGGCAAACGGCGCAGTTTATGGTGAGGCTGGTGAAGTGATTAATATACATGAACGTAAGCTTGATGCTTTAGAGGACTTAATAGAATCTGCTAACGGCAAACCTGTTTTAATATCTTACTGGTTTAAACATGATATGAAGCGTATTTCTGAAAGGTTTTCAGTTGAAACCTTAGATAGTGCTGACTCAATTAAAAGATGGAATAAGGGTGAAATTCCTGTTGCCATCATCCACCCCGCCTCTGCCGGACATGGACTTAATCTACAAACTGGTGGCTCTACTCTTATCTGGTTTGGTCTTACTTGGAGTTTGGAACTATACCAACAAACTAATGCAAGACTTTGGAGACAAGGACAAAAAGACACGGTTGTTATTCATCACATAATTTCTAAAGGCACGATTGATGAACGTGTAATGAAGGCACTTAAAAATAAAGATAACACACAAGCTGCATTAATTGATGCAGTAAAAGTAAACCTACAAACAGGAGGTAAAATCTATGAATGACCCTTATGAAAGCTTGGCGAATGCCATTATTTTGCAGGCAGCAAAAGATTACCGTAATGCATTAAAAAGACTTAAAAAACACCCTAATAGAGAAATTGATTTATATATGAAACAGGAAGTCGAGCAATTTTTCCGTTCCGATTGGTACTCATGCCTTACTACAGTTGATCCGGAGATACTTATCCGCAAACTTAACGAGGAGGTTATATCATGACAGCAAAAGAATATCTCGGTCAGGCTTATCGCCTTGACCAACGCATCAATAGTAAACTTGAGCAAGTGGCTTCACTAAGCGACCTCGCAACCAAAGTAACAACTACAATCTCAGATGTTCCAAAGAATCCAAACCATTCAACATCAACCATGGCAGATGTAATTGTAAAAATAGTTGATCTGCAGGCAGAAATAAATCATGACATCGACTGTCTTGTTGACTTGAAACGTGAAATTGTAAAAGTTATAAAGACAGTAGACAATATAGAATATCAAACACTTTTAGAGCTGCGATACCTATGCTTTAAAACTTGGGAGCAGATAGCTGTAGATATGGGATATAACGTGCGTCATGTATATCGTGTTCACGATTTAGCTGTTTCAACAATTAAAATTACTAAAAGAAGTCAGTAAATGTCACTGTTTGTCACTATGTCAAGTGTGATATTATTAGAATAGAAAAATAGACTTAAAAAGCCATTGCAGAGAAACAAATCTGCGGTGGCTTTTGTTATGTCTGGAAAGAGGTGTTCTATGCCTAAGAAACCTAAACGCCCCTGTTTCTACCCTGGCTGTCCTGAACTAACGGATAATATGTACTGTGAAAGACATAAGAGTATAGTAAATAAAAACTACAATAAGTATGAGCGTGACCCGGCTTCCAAATAATGCACATTAGTTCACTTGAATACATCTTTATATGTGATATAATGGCATTAATGAAAGTGTGTCAACTATCAATATAAAAAATTATAGAAGGTGGTAATTAATGTCTGAATGGCAAGCATTATATTTTACTAAAGACCCTTTAATAATTACAAATTTTATTAAAGTATATGTTGGTGATGAAGATATTACATCAAGAATAGATAAGTTACAAGTAACAAAAGTTGATGATGAATATTTTGTGTCAGCATATAAAGAAAACAATTTGGTGGAAATAATTCCTGAAGGAGTTAAAGTTAAGAACATCATGTTAGATAAAGGATATATAGGCTTTTCAGGCGGAATAACATATAAAATTGAAATTTAATTAAATCTATCTGTTTCATAATAAAATGGTTTACCCCAAGGAACAATTCTTTGGGGTTTTTCTATGCCCAAAAGGAGGTGACTTAATGCCATATAAACCAAGACGTCCCTGTGCTTACCCCGGATGTAGTCGGCTTGCTACAAGTGAGCAATACTGTGCCGAACATAAGAAGTTAGTGAATAAACATTATAACCAATATGAACGTGACCCTGATTCCAACAAACGATACGGTCGGGCTTGGAAACGAATAAGAGATAGGTACATTAAAGCCCACCCTCTATGTGAGGAGTGCGAAAAAGAAGGAATGCTTACCCCTGCAGAAGAAGTACACCATATACTCCCCCTCTCAAAAGGTGGTAGCAACAACCAAGATAACTTAATGTCTCTTTGTAAGTCCTGTCACTCATCTATAACTGCAAGAGATGGTGACCGATGGGGGTAATCAAATCTCTGAAACTTTTTAAAATGGACAGCGGCGTGGGGTCGCGTGTTAAAAAATGCAATTTCAAAGGGTGGAATAGGGCAGGCCATTTAAAGTGAGGTGAACATATGGCTAAAGACGGTACTAACCGAGGTGGTGCTCGTATAGGAGCAGGAGCAAAAAAGAAGCCCCTGGCTGAGAAAATAGCTGAAGGAAATCCAGGAGGCAGAAAATTAACAGTAATAGAATTTAAGGATACAGCAGACCTCAAAGGAATTGAAATGCCTGAACCAAATAAAATGCTCGAAGCTATACAAAAGGACGGCAAGGCTCTGGTTGCAGGTGAAATTTACAGAAACACATGGAAGTGGTTAAACGAAAGAGGATGTGCTGCTTTAGTATCACCGCAGCTTTTAGAACGTTATGCCATGAGTGTAGCTCGTTGGATCCAATGTGAAGAAGCTGTTACAGAGTATGGCTTTTTAGCAAAACACCCTACAACAGGTAACGCTATTCAAAGTCCTTATGTTGCCATGGGACAAAACTACATGAGTCAGACAAATCGTCTGTGGATGGAGATTTTCCAGATTGTTAAAGAAAACTGCACCGGTGAATACAGCGGTGTAAACCCACAGGACGATGTAATGGAGCGTCTTCTTTCAGCAAGGCGAGGAAAATAAAATATAGATAGGAGAAAATATGATTACTTATAAAACCGCAGAAAGCGTCTGTATGGGACACCCTGATAAACTTTGTGACCTCATAGCTGACAATATCTTAGATGCTTGTCTTCGTAAGGATAGAGCTTCCCGTGTGGCATGTGAGGTTATGGCTACAAAGGGTAAAATCATCGTGGCGGGCGAAATCACCTGCAGCGAGAAAGTTAACATTAGAGAAATTGTAAGAAATGTATTAAAAAAAGTAGGATATAATCCTTTGAAGTTTTTGATTTATGTATATGTACATAATCAAAGTTCTGATATTGCAGCAGGTGTAAATACAGCACTCGAAGTAAGAAACGGTATCCTCGACCCTTATAGTTCTATTGGTGCCGGTGACCAAGGAACGGTTTATGGGTATGCAACTAATGAAACTCGTGAGAATCTTCCACTTCCCCTTGTGCTTTCCCATCGCATCGTAAAACGAATTGATGACTGCCGTAAAGGAAAACTCATCAAGGGTATCCTACCTGATGGTAAAGCACAAGTTTCTGTAGAATATGAAAATGGAAAGCCCAAGCGCATTAAAACCATTGTTGTCTCAATTCAACATGACGAGAATAAAACTCAGGAAAAATTGAAATCAGATATCCTAAATAATGTACTTTGGCAATGCTTTGAAGATTTTCCTTTTGACGATGATACTGAAATATTAATCAATCCTTCAGGTAGATTTGTGGAAGGCGGTCCTGCTGCCGACACAGGATTGACTGGTAGAAAAATAATGGTTGATACCTATGGTGGCCTTGCTTCCCACGGTGGTGGTGCTCTTTGCGGCAAAGATCCAACCAAGGTTGATAGAAGCGGTGCTTATATGGCGCGCTACATTGCAAAGAATATCGTATGGAGCGGTCTTGCAGACAGATGTGAGGTCGCTCTTTCTTATGCTATTGGTAAGGCAAATCCTGTAGCAGTTGATGTGACTTCCTTCGGTACCGGTAAACTTACTGATGAGCAGCTTTTAAATATCGTTCAGGAAGTATTTAACTTAAGACCTGCAGCTATTATAGAAAAACTTCGTCTTAGAAATGTAAGTTATTCTGATACATCGACTTATGGTCACTTCAATAGCTGCATATTCCCTTGGGAGGATATTAATAAATATAGTGAGTTAAAGAAGGCGGCAGAGAAATATGAAGTTAGAAAAGATTAAAATTGATAAACTCATCCCCGCTGAATATAACCCAAGGATAGATTTAAAGCCCGGAGATAAAGAATATGAGAAATTAAAACGTTCTATATCAGAATTTGGTTATGTTGAACCTGTTATCTGGAATAAAAGAACAGGAAATGTAGTAGGTGGTCACCAAAGATTAAAAGTTTTAATAGATCTGGGGCTTACTGAAGTTGATTGTGTGGTTGTTGACTTAGATGAAACCAGAGAAAGAGCTTTAAGTATTGCTCTAAATAAAATTCAAGGTGATTGGGATGAAAATAAGCTATCTAACCTCATGGCTGAATTTGATGCAACTACCTTTGATGTATCTCTTACCGGTTTTGATGATCAGGAAATTAGTGAATTGTTAGGACTAAAAGAAGAAGTTGTAGAAGATGATTTTGATGAAGAAGCACCAACGGAACCAATAACTAAACTGGGAGATGTTTGGCTATTGGGAGAGCACCGCTTACTTTGTGGTGACTGTACTGATTCAGTAGCTGTGGATAGATTGATGGATGGAGAAAAGGCTAACTGTGTCATTACCTCTCCCCCCTATGCTATGCAAAGAAAAAATGACTATGGCGGCATTCCTCCCGATGATTACCCTGCTTGGTTTCTAAAAGTAGCTCAAAACATTTATAGGATACTTGATGACAGCGGTTCCTTGTTTGTAAATATCAAAGAGCATGTTGAAAGTGGACAGCGCTC